GGTTTAAGAATAGTGGCACCAAAAGAATTGGCGTTACAGTATCACGCTATCTATGTGTGGTTTCAGTTGAATGACCTACCCATAGAGAAGTTCGACACGTACATACATTTGTATTGCAACGAGATACTACCAGAGCATCAGGCATTGGTGGATGGTTTGAATGGAGTGATAACGATAGAAACAAAGCCATGACACTATCATATATAGCAATATACATATTTACATTGTATCTAATAATGATATGGATTTTATATGGTATACCTAAAAGTATATCAGATACATATTATTTAACAGGACAGAAACCTGTATTTACTTTTATTATGTGGATAACAGGAATACTTGTATTTATAGATGCACCTAATATATGGATTAATTTTGCAGCTATATTTGTTGCTGCAGTAGGAACAGCTGCTGGATTTAAAGAAAAATTAACTAAACCTATTCACTATATTTCTGCAGTATTGGCCATTGTATTCGGATTAATAGGTTTAAATTGTTGGGTATTATTATTAGGATTTTTTATAGTATCTTATATTATAGTAATAGTATCTGATAAATGGATGTGGTGGGTAGAAATTTTAGCTTTTTACACTATAATGATAGGAAGCATGCTTTTAAAATAAAATATTATGGAAATAGCAATACCGGTAACAAAGGAATCGAAGCACTTGTGGATAATGTATTTATTAAGCTCTATACAACCTTTTAAAACACTAAGACCTAAAGAATTAGAAGCTGTAGGTAAATTACTTACTCTAACTGATTCTTTAAAAGATATACCTAAAGAACAAAGAAATCTTTTAATATTCCATCAAGATAATAAAAAAAGAATGGCTGAAGAAATGGGTATGACTATAGATAACTATTATAATTTAATACTATCTTTGCGTAAGAAAGGTTTAGTAGATGAGTATGGTATAGTTGATAAATATTCAGAAAAACTTTTAAAAATAAAAGATACCCTTACATTCAAATTTATTGAAAAATGACAGAGTTAGAGCACAGTGATTGGATGCATTTGTTATATAAACACTATAATTATATACATATTTTTGATAATAATTCTAAATATTCCTACAAACCATTGGGAATATCTAAAAAAAATGATACATTTGTACTTACGTTTGATGTAGTAGAAACCAACAATACACAATATGAACCAACAGAAGATTACAGAACTGATACAATTTTTAACGAAGAACCCAGGATATTACAAATGGGGGAAGAATGCCCTAGCTTTAAAATTTAATTGTACTATACAAGAAGCCAAAGAAGCCAAAGATAGGCTTAGACATAGTGGTATCTGTTTTAATAATGAAATGGATAATGAAAATAAAAATGAATCTAAAATACCAGAGTTTAATAGGCATTTAGAAAAACTTGGAATAGAAGAAGAAGATGTTAAATCTGTTAAGTTTTGGCAAACTCATGGTGGAGAAACAAGATATAGTGTTGTAACAAAAAATGAAGGTGTAGAATTACCCTCTTTAGAAGATGTTACTAAAGAATTACTTGCTGGAATCATGCCCACTAAATTACCAAAAATTAAAGATTTTACAGAAACAACTTTAGTAGTATTTCTATCAGATAAGCATATTGGAGCTTTAACTAAAAAAGAAGCTATGTATGATAATGCTTATGGGGAAGAAGAATTACAAGATAGGCTGATTACTGTTGTATCTGAAATAGCTAATACCTATACTCTTAATTCAGACTTTGCTTTTGATAAGTTAGTATTAATAGATTTAGGAGATGCTATGGATGGGTATAACGGTCAAACAACTAGAGGTGGCCACACACTACCACAAAACATGACTAATAAAGAAGCTTTTGAGGTATTCGTAAGCTTACATAAAGCTTTTTATAATGCTTTGTTTTTAAGTGGATTTGCTAAATCATATTCAGTATATCACGTAACTAATAGTAATCACGGTGGAGAGTTTGAACACTTTGCTACAAGATGTTTACAGGAGTATTTAAAGTGTAAGTATCCAGAAGTCACCATTGAGATACTGGATAAATTTATCACTCCTGTGAGCATTTCTGGCCATACATATTTACTATCACACGGTAAAGATACTGAAGATATGAAACATGGGTTGCCCCTATGTTTAGATGCTAAGACAGAGAATTATATCAAAGATTATGTATTGGAGAAAGGCATATCTACAAAGAATCTGCATTTCATAAAAGGAGATCTTCATCAAGCTAGTACACAATGGGGTAAGCATTTCAGATATAGGAACGTACCTAGTGTATATGGCAGTTCTAAATGGATTATGACTAACTTTGGTAATACTAAACCAGGATGTAGTTTTGATATGATAGAAGGAGATAGTATTAAACAGTGGGAATTGTGGTTTTAAAATATATTATATGAAACCTAAACACTGTATAACATGTGAGGCTGATGGAATAAAACCTCGTAAAAGAGCTAAACATTATATAAAAGTACACGAAGCTGAATTAGGATTTTGTGATGAGCATTACAACGAATACCTAATGTTAGAGGAATTTAGTATTGACCTTATAGAAGAAAATTATGGAGATTGTTGTACAGAGGATTAACCAAGCTGTTATCACATTAGAATTTATTCAAGACTTAGAACAGAGTGTGGATGATATTACCCCCTTTATAAAGTCTTTAGAGAAGATAAAAAAGATAGTTAATAAAATAGGGTATGGTAATAAATTCAATAAAGAAGAAAGAGAACTTTGGAATAATATATTTGAGCAATTACTTGAAGTAGAAAAACCTAATGGTATTAATAATTATGGTGAGGATAAACATCCAGTAGACGAATGAAAAATTTAAAGACAAGAGAGATAATAAAAAATATATCTTTAGAAGAAAATATTACTAAACAACAAGTTGAGGATATCATTAATGTACATTTTGAATTTGTAAGACACGTACATTCTCAGTTAGTTGATGGAGATGTAGAATATTTTCCTACAGTAAGGCTTCCTAATTTTTGTAGTTTTTATATACCAGAGAATGTAAAGAAAAGACTTATAGAGCACAATAATAAGAAAAGGCAAGAGAATGAACCTGATTGAATTTGATAAGGAGAATGTGGAAATAACCTATTCTCCTTTACTATTAACTATGAAGCCATTTAAAAGGCTCATAGATAGAGACAAAGGTAAGAAAAAAGAATTGGCTAAAAAAGAACTGGCCTTTATATCATTTTATGCAGATGATAGATCTATCTATATGTATATAGTAGATGCTGCAGAGAGAGAACAAGAACTTATTAAAGACCTTGAATTACCTAAAGATTGGAAAATTGATAAAGATATTCAAGATGCTATAGCGTTGTATAAAGAAAGAAGCACAACAGTTAACTCTAGTATTTATAGAAGTGCTTGTAAAGCTGCTATAGATATTGCTAACTATTTACAAACAGCAGATGTATTATTGGCAGAAAGAGATGAAAATGGTAAAGTAGTAACTGATATTGCTAAAATTACAAATGCTTTGGAAAAGGTACCAAAAATTATGGCTAACCTTAATGTAGCGCAGCAAGAATTAATTAAGGAACAGAAAATAACAGAGGGTAGGAGTAAAGGAAGTAGAGAGTTCAATATGTATGAGGATGGATTAAATTACGAAGATGAATAGATATCAAACTGTATTTAAAGATGAAGATTTTAAAAATTTACCTAAAGATGTAAAATCTGATTTTTACAATACTTTAGAAACAGTACCCTTTGTTCATTGGCTAATTCAACCGGAAAGTATTAGAGGATTTGCTAAAGATAGAACTCGTTGGGATAATCCTAATAATTTAAAAAATAGAAAAGAAGATCCTAAGGGAAAAATAGTTGTAGATGTTACTAAACCACATATTTTAGAAAACATAGATTTTTTTAGAGAACGCGCAATATTTTTTAATAAGCATCATAAATATACAGATCTTACCCCCAATCCAAATCCTAAAAGTGAATATGCTAGATTTTGGAAAGAAGAATTAAAAAGATGGAGATACGGACTAGTTAGGCCTTCTGATGGAGAATGGATTCCTGGTGGGCTTTATTTTTACTGGAACTATTGTCCTATATGGATTGTAGAAAAAGATGAAGATGCCGATGGTGAAGGTAAAAGAACTAGAGAATTTCCCCATCCCTGGTTAGGAGATTATTTATTTTATCATTATATGGAACAAGCCCGTAATAATGGTAAACACGTTAAGATGTTGAAAACGAGAGGAATAGGGGCGAGTTTTAAAATGGGCTCTCTATCTCCAAGAAATATGTATATATATCCTGGTTCCGGAAACCCCAATTTCCATCTTGCATCTGATAAGACATTCTTACAGGGAGATAAGGGGGTATTTGGTAAAGTAATGGATACATTAGACTGGATTGCTACTTACACCCCACTTCCAAAATTAAGGCTTGGAGATAGCAAAAGAGCTATGGAAATTCAGCTAGGTTATCTAGATTCTTATGGATTACGTAAAGGATTGCTTTCCAGTGTATTTGGTATTTCAATGAAAGATAATGCTGATAAGGCTAGGGGTATTAGAGGGCCTTTAATTCATTATGAAGAAGATGGTATATTTCCCAATTTAGAGTCTACTTGGAATATTAATAGAAGAGCTGTTGAGGAAGGTAAAGTAGCTTATGGTCAAATGGTTGCGTTAGGAACAGGGGGAGATGAAGGTCGAAATTTTGCTGGATCTGAAAGATTGTTTTATAATCCAAATGCATATAATATATACGGAATACCTAATGTATACGATAAAAACTCTGATGGCAAAAGTCAATGTGGATTTTTTTGGGGTTCCTATCTTAGTAGAAATGATTGTTATGATAGAGCTACCGGAGAACCAGATGTTACTAAAGCACTATTAGAAATAATTATAGAAAGGGCCAAAACCAGAGCCAGCGCATCTGACTCCAAAACTATTACACAGAATATGGCTGAGGAACCAATAACTCCTCAAGAGGCTGTAATGAGAGTAGATGGTACTGTATTTCCTGTAGCAGATTTAAAAGAATATTTAGGAGAAGTAAGTGCGGATTTATCTAATTTTACTTATAGTCATTATGTTGGAGAAATAGTCATAACTGGTAACGGAGAAGTAGAGTTTAGGAATAAAACTGATATGTATCCCATTAGAGAATATCCTGCTCTTGATAATAAAAGAGGAGCTATAGAACTATTTGAACTCCCACAGAAAGTAAAAGATAGTTATAGATATATTATAGGGGTAGATACCTATGATGATGATTTGGTAGAATTCTCAAGTTCTTTAGGAAGCTGTATTGTGTTTGATAGGTGGACTAGGAGAATAGTTGCTGAATATACAGGAAGACCTGGATTAGCCAATGAATTTTATGAAATATGCTATAGACTTGCTAGGTTGTATAACGCATCTATAATGTATGAAAACAATAAGAAAGGTATGTTTACTTACTTTAATAATAAAGGTATTCTTCTTATGCTTGCAGATACACCTGAAATACTTGTAGATAAACAACTCACTAAACCTAGAACTTTAAGTGGTAATGTTAGTAAAGGTGTTAACGCTACAGCAGCAATAAATTCTTATGGGTTAAGGCTACAGGCAGATTGGATGTTGGAACCTTCTTATAAAGAAACAGAAGAAAAAGTTGGAGAGGATGAAGTTGAAAAGTATATTCCTAATTTAAGAAAGATAAGAAGTATAGGATACCTTAAAGAAGCTATAGCCTGGCACCCCAAACTTAATGCAGATAGGGTATCGGCGATGAATATGGTAATGATATATGATGCAGAATTAAGTCAATATGAATTAGGCAAAGGAAGTAGTAAAACTAACACAAGAGCATCTGACCCATTCTTTGATAAAATATATAAAGAAAATAAGATAGATACAGGCTTTGGCTATAAAGAGAATAAATATCTTTTTAAAGATAATTAAAATAACAATATATTTGTAAAATAAACTATACGTATGGCAACATTAGAGTTAACAGATAATATAGCATTCTTTCCTAGACAAAAGAGGTCAGAAAAAGAAAAGAATGAGCAGTTCTTTAAAGATTGCGCCAATGTAGGAATTCAACTTGCAGATGCAAATGATATGATTCGTACAGGAACAGGAGTAAGGTCATCTAAGAGAGAGAAGATAGTAGCATATGATTTGTATGATGATGTAGTAGATAAGACAGAGGTAGAGAAAACTCTTGACCCATTAGGTATGTTTAATACTACAGAGTTTCCGGCAACGTATAGAAATTATCCTTTACTCAATCCCAATATAAATTTATTGTGCGGAGAAGAAAGAAAAAGAGTATTTAATCCACAAATTACTGTAATTAATGCTGATGCTATTAGTAGCAAGTTAGATGCTAAGAAAGATCAATTTTTTAATTGGTATGTTCAGCAAATGCAAGAAACCCAATTAGATGAAAAAGAAATAGAGAAAAGACTTCAAAAATTTAATAAGTATATAAATTATAGTTGGCAAGATATAAGAGAAAGAATGGGTACACAGATGTTAAGATATTTGTACCATACCCAAGATATTAAAGAAGAGTTTAGTAGAGGATTTAAAGATGCTCTTATATGTGGAGAAGAAATTTATATAATAGAAATATATGGTGGAATGCCTAGATTACGTAAAGCCAATCCAAAGAATATAAGTACTTTAAGATCTGGTGGTAGTTGGAAAATTGAAGAGAGTGATATTATAGTTGAAGATGCTTATATTAGTGTGGGAGAAGTTATTGATAGGTATTATGAATATTTATCAGATGCTGACATTAAAGCTATTGAAGATGGTT